TTTACCTCTACTAATACATGCGCTTTATTGTAACCTGTACAAACTTGATGTATAATATTTGGAAATACAAATGGTTTAACTTCGTTGTTTCTATATTTTGCAACAACACGATAAGGCACTTGTGAACAATCAAATACAATAAATGCTGAGTAGTCATTTGTTGTGCCTCTTGCAACATCAACAGTACATACATATGTCTTACCTTTTACAGGTTTTTCATACATATCTAAACCACCTTTAGATTCTATCGGTGTTGTGTGTGGCATATTTTTAATCTTTGTAGGTGCAATGAGTGTATCAACAGAACCTAAGAAATCACATTCAAACTCTTGTTGAAACTGTTCAGCAGAAGTGTTTCGTATTGTTTCTTCTTTCCACTTTTCATCACGACCAGGTACTTCTGACCAATGTACTTCGATAGGTATGTAATCGTTTTGTTTATTCTGAGCGTCTACCCATAGTTTATAGAACATATTCATACCATGAGGTGTTGATACAATTATCATCTTAGTTTTTTGACCAGATGATATTGTAGGATATACAGATGAGAAAAACTGTTCGGCAATATTTGCCGGCACAAACGCAAACTCATCTAAGAATATGATGTTGTATGAACCACCACGAATTGCACTTGATGATGTTGAGGCAGCCACAATACTAGATTTGTTTTCTAATTCTATCGACCCTTTGTTCCAGTTAATTACACCTTGTTGTAACCATTTAGGCAAGTTTTCATATGCAAGTTGTAAACGACCAAGTATATCTCTTGCTGTAGATGATTTGTTTGCCAGTATAGCAATGTTACAGTTAGGGTTAAATAACGCATAATGAAGTAAATAAGAGACAATGGTAGTTGATTTACCAGACTGTCTAGGTAGTTTACATATAGTAAACCTTTCATCATGCATTGTAGAGACCATTTCTTCTTGAAAGCCATACATGTTAAATGGCACAAGTCCTTCATCTAATGATACAATTTGTACATAAGTTTTAATAAAGTATAGTGGGTCATTTTCACATTTGCGAAACTCTATGACCTGTTCTTTTGTAAACTCAACAGGAGTATTTACTTTTTTTAAGTTAGGATTTCCTAAGTAAGCGTCAGACATAATATCCCTCTATGTGTGTATATCCCATTTGTAAAGCTGTAGTTACTCTTTGACTGCCCTTTACTACTTTTAATAAATTCTTTTTATACTCTTTACCCAATGCACCATATGTGCCTTCGTTTGTGCATTTATGTACTTCTATGGGGTTTAACATATCGGCGCCGTTGAGTATATCTTCTAATACAAATCCGTGTTTAACAAATGCTAAATCACTTATCTGAAATATCTCTGTGTTTAGTGTTGATGACTTTGCTTTTAGTATTTTCATCTTTTTTTAACATCTTTTGTAATTCAGCAGTTGAACCTACAAATAAAGCATTTTGAATTTTAGTGTCAGCAGTTCTAGGTAATTCTTTTAAATCTTTTAGTTTTTTATTTAAATCTTGTAATTTATCAACAGTATCACCTACACTTTTTATTAATTGACCTGCTACTTCATATGCTCTTGGATGTTCTCCTTCTTTTGCAACAGATAATATACCATCTATTGCCTCTTGACCTTTTTGTATTAAATCGTAATACGCCTCTCTAGAATAATCNTGGTCGTTATCTACATCTGTTTCTTTGTCTTCTTTTCTNANNACAGCAGGTGGCTTAGATTCTGGTTTAGAATCTTCAGTCTCTACTCCTAGATATTTGTTTATTATATCATCTGTTGCCATTTAACTATTTATCTTCTTAGTGTAACCAGGCATGCCAGGCCCTACTCTTGTATCCCACAATTCTTCATCACTTTTTATATTTTTTGTTTGTTTATAATGTATNAAAACTTGACTACAACCTTTATCAAGTAAAGGGTTTCTCCAATGTTCATTTTCACAACCCAAATACATCATACAATCACCAGGCTTTAATAAAACTTCTACACCCTTTTCACCTTGAGAAATATATTTTTGTACACCATCTATTGTTTCAAAGTAACCATTTTCAGGATTTGGGTCAATATAAATCGGCCATAGGTCTCCACCTAAATTTATTGTTCCTGATATTTCACATGAACCTCTATCTTTGTGTCTTTTTAATTCATTTGTTTGTCTATAATTTCTAGCATAAGAATACATCTCTGTCAATTCAAGACCGGTTTCTTTTTCAATTTTAGGTTTTAAATGTATCATCATATTATCAAATAACTGGTCTCCATATAGACTATATGAATTTTCAACCTGAGGGCAATTAAAAAATCCATAATCTGTGGAAAAAGGATTTATTAATCCATTATTAATAAGTGTATAGCATGTCTTTTCTTTGTTTATCATATAATCATAATAAACTTTAGCTAATTCTTTTGATAATATTTTTCTAATTACTATATACTTTTTATCGTGTAAACTCATTTCCATTTTTCTCCTATTGCCCACATTACAAGTGAATGTCTTATTCCTTTTGTTATCGGTTCTACTTTATGCCATAAAAAACTAGGAAATACAATAATAGAACCTTGTTGTTTAAACTCTGGAGGCGGACTCATTATATTATCATCTACCTGAGAATCTAAACCTCTTAAATTAAATCTAAAACCTCCTCCCTCATATTTTTCTGGTTTTGATAACTGCACAACCATAGATAATTTTCTCATCATATTTTTTAAATTCATTGGATTTTGTATAGCGTCATTGTGCCAAGTATAATGACCTCTAGGTTCATATTCTGTAAACTGAATATTTTCATATCTACTAATATTAAATCCCCAAGATTTATTTGCATATTCAAGAATAGGAGTTAATTGACGAAATAACCAAGGATTATCATGATAAACCCAAGCAACCTTTGAATTTCTAGTATCTTTTATTTCTTGTTTTTTTTCTTCATCAGATAACATATCTTTAGTAGACATTGTTCTTGATTGTGTAGGATTTAAAGACTTACCAAATTCAATAATATCTTCACAAGTATGTGAGGGTATTGCTCTAGGTAAATGATAAAAGTAAGTATCTAGTAACATAATAAAATCACCTGTAATAATTATACATTATTATTTATAATGGGTAAAAAGTTATAAGATAATGAATATCTAATATCATTAGTATCATTATATTCTATTTTATGAATTGTTGTAGCAGGAAATAATAAATTTAAACGAGGTTCTATTTCATGTCTAAATTGATGTGTGTTATACATATTAAGTTCTTCTGGCTCACCTAAAAAAGGAACATCAGGTCTATGATGAAAATTCATAAATCTTATTGCTGATGATTTTTCTTTATTAAAATAAAAACATCCTGTATAGTACTGACATCTATGAGTATGATAAACACCCTGTGTATCAGGTTTAGTTTTTGTAAACCATGATGTATGAATTGTAAATTCTGTGCTAGGAAAACCTAAAACTTCATTTTTTAATTGATAAAATTGTTTTAGAATTAAATTTTTTAAAAATTTAAGCTCTTTTTTTTCTAATATTTGTTCATCTATAGATGTATCAGTATTACCTTGACCTCTACTTTGATAAGATTCTTTAGAGGCTATTTCACTAATAGTATTTAACTGCTCATCTGAAATTTCATCAAAAAGACTAGGTTGTATAATTGTAGGAAATAATGATATAAGTTTCATAATATAAAAGGTTAAAAGTATTTATAAGTCTGCTGATAATACTAATTTTGCACTTGCATTATTTGTTCTCAGACTACAAGTATCTCCTACGGTTCCTGAAACATTATCATCTGTAACTTGTAATAGACAACCCTCTTGATGTGCAAACTCTACACCATCAATATTATCAAATAAATCCGTAGTGTTTCCTGTAATAGCACCCCAATAATTACTGCCTGTGGTTACTTCTACTGAAGGAGTTCCTCTCATAGACATAGACATTCTAGCGTCAAAAACAATTTTATTAGATGCGTTATAATGTCCATTACCAAAAGCGGCCCTATCAGACACAACACTTTGACCAGAACCATCTACTATTACTTGTGCATATCTTTGACATCTTTTTAATGACATTGCCTGGTCTTCAAATTGAAATGGTGGTTCTGTTCCTTGTGCAAAAGTTCCTAATTCTAATTGACATCCTGTTATATAAAATTCATTATCTGTACTAGAAAAAAACGAACTTATACCTGGAAATCTATTAGCGTCTGTTCTGTCTGCCCAAGCAGAATCATTTAATGTGCCACTTGTAAAGTCTGACCCAGCATGAAGTTGAAATTGAAAATTAAATCTACCATTGTTATCATATGTAATATCATCATCAGTAGAAGTATCAGCAGGAAAATTTAATACAAATTTTTGCCATGATGTAGTAATAGTAAATAATTTACTTACTTGTCTATCATTTTCAGAATCATATAATTCACAGGCATAAGTNGCTGCTGTGCCTTTTGCCCAAAANACNACAGTCCATGTAGTACAGTCAGCAGTTCCTTTNTTAAANAATNNACAATNTNGTCCTTCAANTGATTGATACATTTGCATAAATTCGTTTGAAGCTATAGAAGTATCTGCTGTTGTGCAATCCCATTTCATAGAATGTTTAAATCCTTGACCATCAGGAACATCTGTACTTTGAGACTGTGTAAATCTTCCAGCAGTATTACTATTACCACTCATTCTCCATCTATCAATAGCTCCGTAAGCAGAATCCCCACCATGGCCTGTTGTAGTCGTTCCTCTTTGTGCTATTCTCATATCACCATTACAAAGTATTGGATATGCATGTATTCTATTAATTTTTTGTGGTCTACTAACAATGTTAGCAACATCTCTATTAATTGTCATTGTTAATCAGCGTCTTCTGTTGTGTTTCCGTCAATAGCATCCCATTCTTGCCACTCTTGATAATCTGTATTATTTTCATCTAAGGGAATAAGCATAACTTTTTTAGGTTCACTTTGGGCGTCATCCCACCTTTTAATACATTGTACTGTATCTGTTACAGGGTCTTTAACTTTTTTATATCTTAATGTCATTTCATTCCTCCTTTACATTATTTATAACTCAGCACTCATCAATATTTTTACAGTTGAAGTGCCACCATATACTAAGCAATAACTACCTTGTGTTAGTGAAAATGCTTGACCAGCGGATGCACTATCAATTGTTAATCTAGCTCCATAAATACTACTATTTCCCAATGCTGTTACCGTATCAGTTGTATCAAAACTATCTTCAGAATCCCACCTTATGTCATCATTATTAGTATTTTGCACTACTGATGGTGATGTTCTCATTTGTCCTCTTTGCATTGGGTCTATCAAAAGTACTGTTGTAGTAAAAGCATTTCCATGACCTATAGCCGCATTACTTTCTACTGCTCTTAATTGTGCATATCTTTGACATCTTTCATAATCAAGCGTTCTATCACCATTATATAAAAAATTAGGTATTGAATCTGAATCATATNGTCCTATTTCCATTTGTAATCCTGTTAATTTTATATCACCATCTGTTGAGGCAAAAATATTACTACCACCAACATGAGCATTGGCACTAGTAGTGGCTTCCCAATCTGTAGCAAGTGTTCCTGATGTAAAGTCTGAACCTGCACTAAAAGTAAATCTAAGTCTTAAACCTTCTCCTATATCACTATTTGGACTGTTGCCTATATCAGGCGGAAAAGTTATAATGTGTTTAGTCCATGAGGTAGTTGTTGTAAATGACCTTCTAATATGTCTTGAATGGTCACTATTAATCAGTCCTACTGTAAAGGTATAAGCTTGGTCAGTCTTCATATAAAACGCTAATGTAATATACTCAGCACTTGAATCGTTAGATGTATCACCCCATTTTAATAAAGTTGCAATATCAAATCCTTCAATTCTATAATCTAGATTGTAAACACTACTTGTAGTAGATAAACTAGCGTCTGCTGTTGTAACATCAATATGAAGAGCCTTAGAGTGTTCTGATAAGTCTGTAATATCTGCGTTTGCAAGTGTAAATCTACCGGCACCTGCTGTAATAGTATGTCTCATTCTATCGTGTAGAACATAACCCTCATCACTATCACCTAATCCTGTAAGTGTTTGATTAATACCATGTTCTTCAACGGTCATATCACCATTTATAATGATTGGATTACAATTAGGTTTATTAAGACCTTGTCTTGATAATGTTCCTACTATATTTGATAAATCTCTAGCTGTTGTCATTGTTATAAATCCGAAGAAAAGTGTACAAACGCACTTGCATTATTTGTTCTAAAAAATCCCCCATATCCTTGCGTTACAGTTAATCCTGATACAAATATATTTTGTATTCTAGGACCATGTCTAGAACCTGCACCGTTGAGTGAGTTAGATGTTCTATCTCCATTATCACTTCTAAATGAAAAATAGTCTGTACCATCTGCAACAGAAACAGTTGGTGCATTTCTCATTCTACAAGGACCTTGTGTAAATCCATTTGCTAAACTACCACTATACATTCCACCCATTTCAAAAAATTGACTGTTGCCATCTGCTTTTATTTGAAAATATCTTTGACATCTTAAAATGTCTAATGCAAAAGGTATGTGTCTAAATGGCGGAATTGTTGTTGCTGTGTATTCACCTATTTCTAGTTGAACACCTGTTATTTGCCAATTATTATCAGTACTATCTAAAGCGTCTACTTGACCTACATATCTATTTGCATTTACAGTATCAGCCCAAGTTGTTTGTAATGTGCCTGATGTATAGTCTGTTCCTGCCAACAATATCCAAGTAATTTCAAACCTTTTTGCTTCATCAAAAGTTAATTTATCAGAGCTTGTATCAGCAGGAAAGTTTAGAACTTTCTTTTCCCATGTATTTGATGATGATACTGTATATGCCTGAGAACATGCTCTATCGTTAGGGTGGTCAAATAATTCTGCAATAAATGTTCCTGTTTTTGTACTTTTTACCCAAAACGCAAGTGTTAATTTTTTAGCGTCTGAATAACCTTTTCTAAAAGCACGACAGTTTATTCCTTCATGTCTCTGACTAATTTTTGTTACATCATTTGCACCTACTGNACCTGACGCTGTAGTACAATCTATTTTAAGAGACTTTTTAAATCCTGAACCTGTAGGTCCATCGGTTACCTGAGACATGGTCACAACAGCATTGTCAGAACCTTCTGAAAAATTCCAAGTATCTAAAACTTTATGGTTGCCTGAACTTAAACTAGGAGCAGATGTTGCTCTTTGACATACCATCATGGCACCATTAAGTATAAATGGCATTGCTGTATCCGGTTCAAGTGCCTGTGAATCAGGTGCTAATGTTAATAAGTCTGCTGTGTCTCTTGCTCTTGTCATAATACTATTTATTCATCCGTGTNTGTGTCTAGGNTTATATTTNTTAGAATCTTCAAAAAATTCTATGTTTGTTGTAAATCCNAAATCATCATCAGCGTCTGCACTTGTAGGGTCAGGAGTTGTNGTAACTCTTTCTACNCTTGCNTTATTTGTNGTATCTGTATCATCATANAANTCAATCTTGACTTCTTTNATAGTTTTACTTGTNTTATCAGGACCAAATAGATANGTCTTAGCAGTAAAATTTAATGTGTAGATTA